TCACTTCTTCTTCTTGCTCTTGGAGAAGTAGTCGCCGGCGAACTTGCGCTGGAACTTCTCGACGCGGCCGGCGGCGTCGATGAAGGAGGATTTGCCGGTGAAGAACGGGTGGGAGCCGGACCAGACGTCGACGTGGAGTTCCGGCACGGTGGCGCCGGTGGTCATGACGACCTCGCCGTTGTAGTAGACCTTGCAGTTGGGGTAGAAGGTGGGGTGAGCGTCTTTCTTCATGGCGTGGACCTTGCCGCGAAGGCGGCGCCGGGGGTGAGGTGTCGGCGACGTCGGCGGAGCGTTTCCCCGCGTGGAAGCGGAGGGGCTCGGCAAGGTCGGCGTCGCGTGGTCGGCGTGGATGTTTCGGTCGGACTCGCTTTTGCCCTGGGCGAGTCGAGCCGAAGAGAGTAGCGGATCGTCGGCGGGCTCGCCAGTGGGGCTTGCGTGGGCGTATGGCCGACGATAGCATTTCTGACCTTCGGCGGGAGCCCAGCGACGCGGAACCGGCGTGGGGTTTTCCCCGAACACAACCCGATTCCCCGATAGCTCAATGGTAGAGCGAGCGGCTGTTAACCGCTAGGTTGTAGGTTCGAGTCCTACTCGGGGAGCTTGGCAGGCCCGTATCCAAAGGATGCGGGCCTGTTTGTTTACTGGGGCGGGACCAGATTGGGCCGCTTGGGGGCGTCCGGGGCGGGGTGCGGCGCTCTCGGATTTGGGCTTGGCGAGTGGGTGGCGGTCCGAACCCCCGGCTTGGCGGGCCGGCAGGGGTGAGACTCTCGCGCTCTCTGACTCTCGGTTAGCAGAGGTTCGAGGAATGGGTGCTGTTGGGTTTCAGTTTCGAGAGTGCGGCGTCAATACCACAAGATAAAGGGTTGGCTCGTCGGCCTTGCCCTTCGGAGCGTGTATCCGTACCGTTCAAGCGAACGCCGACCAGAAGGTATTCTGGTCGAATCACTTTGCCGGACAGCACATGCCACGGACAGACCAACCATCTCGATCTCGAACGAAGCCCATCGGCATTCGCGAGATGCGACATGGTCTTGGGCTGACCTTCGGCGATCTCGCGAACCGGGCGGGTGTAACCGAGACGGAACTTCGGATGGCCGAGCGGGGCCTGGAGTTGCCCCCGAACGGCTTTGTATCGCGGGTCGCCGAAGTCCTTGGTGTTGAAGAAGCAGACGTCCGGCGAGGATTCCAGTCGCTTCATAAGAAAGCGACTCCCGGTGAGGGTTATACAACAGCAAAGCCGGATGGCTCGTTCGCTCGCGAACCAACGAAGAAGCCGATCGCTGGCAGGATCCCGATTCTTGACGTCTTCTGCGGCACCGGCGGATTCTCAACCGGGTTTGAGCGCACTGGCGAATTCCAGGTCGTCTCGGGTATCGATCTGCTCCCGGACCGCATCGATACGTTCCATGCCAATCACGGTGCGGCTCGTGCTTTGTGTGCAGACCTCACAACCGTCGATGCGGACCAGATGCTCGGCGGCTGCCCTACGCCCGAAGTCGTCATCGGTGGTCCACCCTGCCAAGGATTCTCGTCGATCCGGCCTTTCAGAACGCTGACTGAAGACGACCGACGCAACAACCTCTTCGAGCACTTCGCGCTGGTGGTTGATGCCGTTCGCCCCGCGTGGTTCATCTTGGAGAACGTGGTCGGTCTGATCAGCCACCAGCGAGGTGCGACGCTCAAGGCTCTGCTCGAAGTGTTCGAGGGTGCAGGATACTCGGTGAGTTGGCGTGTGTTGAATGCCGCCTTTTACGGCCTTCCCCAGCGACGCGAACGCTTTGTGCTTGTTGGGAGCCGTGACGGTCACGACTTCCCGTGGCCGGCACCGACGCACTACTTCGAGAACGCGCGAAGCATGGCAGGCCGGCATGGTCAACATCACGAGATCGGCGCTCTGTGGTCTTCCACTTCGGCCAAGTTGCAGCCAGCAGTCACGGTAATGGACGCGATCCGTGACCTGCCGCCCCTAGAAGCAGGCGAGTCTGCGTCGAGCTATGGCCGACGTAAGGCTTCGAATGCATATCAAGAAATGATGCGATCGGGATCAGAGGGACTCACACTGCATGAGGCCACCAAGCACTCCCCGAAGATGCTTGAGATTATCCGCCATGCCGGCTTCAACATCTCTGCGCTGCCCGAAGGCATGGTCACGAGTGGGTTCAGTACGTGCTATAGCAGGCTTGAGCCTGACCGCCCAAGCGTGACGCTGACGGTGAATTTCGTCCATCCCGCTTCGAACAAATGCATCCATCCGGAGCAGAATCGAGCCCTGACACCCCGCGAGGGTGCGCGTCTGCAAGGATTTCCGGATTCCTTCGAGTTCAAAGGCACCCGCGCGCAGGTAGTCAAGCAGATCGGAAATGCGGTGCCGCCTTTGCTGGGTGAAGTCGTCGCCAGATCACTTCTTCGGGCTATATGGTAATCCCATCGCCTCGAAGATCGCCTTCGATTTCTTCGCACGCGAAGTCATCGGCAACGGACAGCAGGCTGGGTCGAAGTAGACCGGCTCGAGCTTTGCCATGCCTTGTGCGTTGACGACCGCAGTCTTGCCTGAATCGCCCTCGGTGTTACTGATGTTGAAGTCTGACTCGACGAGTCGGCCAACGCGAAGCATCCAGACTCGGACAACATTTCCACGCCCCTCTTTGCCCGGGGTGAAACTGCCCAAGTGGTCGCAGAGCACGTAGTGGCAGGTCAGGTGAATGCCGGGCTTCGCCAGGTGTCCCTTTGGTTGGTTGTCTTCGAGGGCGACTTTAATCTCGATGTTCTGGTCAGGGTTGTCACGATGTAGAAGGTCGGGATGCTTGTGCGGGCCGTTACTCAGATACGTCCCTCTCGAGGATTGAGCGATACCAGCACGAAGCATGTTGCCAAGCATTGAGGAGAGATTCGCTAGTTCAACGATGTCCGCGAGGCGATCAGTACCGCGGTCGACAAGTGCTGAGTCAATGGCTTCGAGAGTGTTGTAGACCGAATCTGACGCGGCCTTCAGCATGTCGGGCGTGAGTCCGATCGCATTCATGAGGCCGGTAGAGCGGAATGTCCCATGGGCGGATGCAGGCATACACAAAGAGCATATGTCGGGAACATCAAGCTGTGTTGACCGGTGCAGAAGCACCCGTGCAGAGCAGGCGTCAGGTCTCCCTGCGACACTTTGCCCCCTCGTGCAGAGCCCCCCTCGTGCAGAACAAGAGGACCCACGCCCCTTTGGTGAACAGCCAGCATCGGGCCGCCTTTTCCTTTTTGCGCGCAGATGTCGGCTACTGAGATATCAATGATTCTATAAACAGTCTTTTCTGAGGACGATAGTTAACCACTATTCCTTGTTCGGATCTCGACAGCCGTTGCGACTCGGACGCGAATCTCGTCATAAATGCGAATATCGACTCCTTCGGCAACTTCGATGGTCACAAACATGCCATATGGCACAGGCGCCGAAAGCCTGCCTGCGTCCTTCCGACAGTTCACCTTGACCTCAAGCGAGTCGCCGTCGCTGATCGGGACCGCTTGCTCTCCTTCAAACACTTCATGTTGAACCGTCCCACGGCGCACAGCCCGCCATTCGGCCTCTTGGCGATCCGACGCAATTACGCCGCCACCCATCTCAAACCACATGCTGGCCATGCGGTACCGTTGGGTGCTGCATGCAACTGGAGACAACCAGGCACAGGTAGCCGTTACGCGCCTCCACTCACGTCTCGACCCGAGAGATGGTGGCAGCGGAACGCGATAGACATGAGCTTCACCATCATTGAGTGCGCCATATCCGATCATTGTTGCTCGCTGGGCAGTGCATTCCATCACCCGCGCGCAGTCTGGCACTCCGTATCCAATCCATCTTGCGACCCAACTTCGGATATGACGGCTGTTCTCAGGCGTCCTCAGAATCTCTTGCAGGCGTGTACCCAAATTTCCCCAAGAACATCCGTGAATGATCATGGCCTTCAGTAAAGCCGCGAGATTGGCATGAACGTCGAGGTCGCGCCCCTGTGCTTCAGCGACCTCGCTGAGCGCGTCGTAGCACTGCGCGAGCTGTCTGGTGACAAGAGCAGTTGCATTGCTCGTGCCACAGCAATATGCCACTTTGGTCACATCGCCCGCCGCATCGCTTGGAGATGCGACGCGCTGTCCCGGTGCAACACGCAAGTGCCGTGCTTCGAAGCGTGCCCGCTCACTGTTCCCGATCGGAACAGAATGCAGAACCCGACCTCCATCAACGATTAGATCCGGCTTGATCGCTCGTCGATGCCCGCTGCCGAATGCGGACACCGGACTCGGCATCTCGCCGTTGAACAGGTTTACGGAATGGTCCATGTGTGCAATCGTCGCACTGTCGCGATGTAAAGCGCCGACCGTAAGCCCATTGATGCTCTCGGCGGGCGAAAGAAGCCGCCGATTGCGGGCGTCATGATAGATGGCACGAACGACGGCCGCCTCCTTCTCTGGAGCACCCAGTGCGTTCCACTCATCCTGCGACATATCAAGGATAATATCTCCGGAACAATTCCCGGCACTAATGACGAACACGACGCCATACCTGACGCTGAGCCAATCTAGTAGTCTTGCCAGGGGGCTGATGGCATGCACAAATTGTCGCGAGGGGTCGCCGATCGAGAAGTTGATGATGCGCACTGTCGACGCTGCTGCGGGAGTTGTACCTTCGCCTTCAAACATCCGTCGCACTGCCCGGTAGATGTAGTCTACGACAAGCACGTCGCTTGGAATCTGTTCCGGACGGGGCGACCGAATCCAAGGGATAGGCTTCATGATAGGTCGAACATACACAGGCTTTGACAAAGGCCGCAGCCCCTCGCTTAGGTCTCCGTGCACAATTAAGGAGGCCATCGCCGTACCATGCATCCGATCGAGTACCGTGTACTCAGATGCACAATCATCCGCGTCATCAATAATTAGCCGGTCTGCCAGAAGAGAATGGTTCGCCAGCGGGAGCCCGTCCAGAATGGCGACGGTTGGATCACCTGCCGGCAGCGGAAGCTCTTCAGGCTCATGGTCCGTCAGATCACCTTCAATGGATCGCTCTCCAGTCGCCATCTGGCCAACCGGTCGAAAGAACATGACACTGTCGGACTTGCCAAGCTCGACATCTGGGTGCTCGATTATCTGTTCAACGGCATCGCGAGGCAGCTGTGCGAGCAGTGCGTGGTATGAGATGTCTTCGATGGTCGTTCGTTGGGTAACCTCACCGCCTAGATCCTCGATGAGGCTGCGTACCTCCGACTGCGATGCCTCCCGTCGCTGCTGTGCGCTTCTGTACCAGAGCTCAATCTCGAAGCGGATCGGAAGGTCTCCATCGTGTGCCAGATCTTCTCTCCATGCTTCCAGTACACCAGTCTCAAGCAGCCGGTCCTCGACGCCCCAGCGGCGAATGTCCTTCACTGTGCGGAAAATGTCCCGAAACTTTGTCAAACCGTGTTCGAATTGCATGTCTGGATCGGCCTGATAGCCCTGCCACAGCGACACAAGTTCGTCAAGTGCGCGCTGATTCGTCATAACCAGATACAGCCGGCCGCTCAACGGTCGATCAGCGTTCTGCTCGTCGTAGAAATCCTCGTCGGGCGCAATCTCGTCCGTCTCGACTTCGCCCATCCACTCGAAGCCGTCAACACGTCGCACTGCGTTGGCAAAGTCCTCGACATTCCCGATCGTTTCGATCACGAGAACCTGCTCAGGATCTGCTCCGGCCGCTGTCTGTTGCAGTTCGGCCCGCCGCGTAGCGAACTCCGTCTGGAGGCGAGTAAAGATCGGCGAGAGGCGTTGACCCTGCCGACTGTGCGTCGGTCTATGAATGCGCGATGGAGCTGGTGGCAGTTTCTCCCGCTCCGCTACTTCGGGTTGTGGCAACAGCAGGAGCGGGCGATCTGGCATCACTCATCCTCTCCATTTTGCTGCTTTGTCTTGACCGTTCTGGCCGCCCAGGTACGAAGCGTCCGGTCTACGATCTTTTTTAGATTGGCGTCCGGCTGCTCAAGCACGTACTGGCGAAACACGCTCGCGCCGAACTCTTCTGCCTCCGCGAAGTTGACGCCGTACAGCTTCTTGGCCATCGTCTCGGGGGTATATCCAAGCGGCACACCAATGCGTCGTTCGAACTTGCCGAACCAGTCGGCAAGGCGCCCACGGGTGGGTTCGGGCAATGTCATGCGCACCTGGAATCGACGCCACACGGCGCGGTCCAGCAGTTCGGCATGATTCGTCGCTCCGATCACCACGACATGGCTCGGCAGCGAGTCGATCTGCATGAGCAGCGAACTCACGACACGTTTGATCTCCCCGGTCTCGTGCCGGTCCCCCCGTTCCTTCCCGAGCGTCTCGAACTCGTCGAAGAAAAGCACACATTTCCGGGTCCTTGCGTGTTCGAGCAGGCTCCGCAGGCGCACAGCTGTTTCGCCGAGGTAGGTCCCTACGACGCCTTCGTACCGGACTACCAGTAACGGCACCATCAGGGCGTGAGCAAAAGCTTCGGCGAGCGAGGTCTTTCCGTTGCCGGGTGGCCCAATGAGAAGGACACGGTTGCGGGGCTCAAGGTTGTAGGACCGTAGGAGGTCGACGCGATGATGCTCCTGAACGAGCTCGCGAGAGACTTCCACGACCTCCTTTGGCAGGATCAGATCATCGAAGCTGCGTTCGGGCAACAGTTCCTGCACCAAGTTCGTGACCCGCTGGTCTAGTGTCGCGCCACCATTGCCCGGATGGCGTTCAGGCGGCGGTAGGCGCAGCATCTCTTCAAGCCGCTTTGCAAGCGTGGTATGCTTCTTCGCCCGTTCCTCGGCGATCAGCGCTTCGACGACCTTCTGGAAGCGAGCCCTGTCGCCCGTCATGCCAAGACGAACGAGGTCAAGTAGTAGATCTGATCTAGCCATCAGTGCCTCCACCGCCGAGGGACAGCCAACGATCGATCGTTATTCGGTGGAACCGCCAGTGCCGCCCGACCTTTTGACCGGGGATGCGGCCGTCTTGGGCGAGCTTGTAGAGCGACGACTTCGAGACCTGCAAATAGACCGCTAGCTCGTCGATGGTCATGACCTCCGGCGGACTTGGCGGAGACGGCGGTTTGCCTTGGCTGCGTCCAGACATGAAGCGATTAGGATAGCCATTATTGGCAAGCGATGCTTGTGGCTGGCAGCAACTCCGGGCCTCGGAACCACGCCACACTCGATCCCCTGCGACACTTTGGCCACCTTTGGGCAGATATAGAGGATGCACGCCCCGTTGGTGAACAGCCGGCAGGGGCACGGAGGCATCCTTTATGGACGAACGAACCGCACGGAAGGCGGGGCGACGATCGCGTGCGTCGCGGACAACAGATCCGCCAAATCGGCGGCGTCGGGAGATCGCGGCGATCCTGGGTGACGGCCTGGCCCGGGTCATCGAGCGGTCTTCGGGAGATCGCGAAGAACTCTCAGAATCTGACGCGACACGAGTGGAACTTCCGAGCGATGCGGCCCTCAGTGTGGACGCGGGCGGCGATCGCCCGCGGGACGGAGGCTCGTGATGCCCGAGATGGCCCAGAACATCCAGAAGGAACTCGCCGCGCTCGAGGACATGACCATGCGGGAACTCCGCGAGCTGTACGAGGAGGTGTTCGGCGAGGCTGCTCGTTCGAGCAACCGGCGTTGGCTGCAGCGGCGGGTCGCATGGCGGATCCAGATGCTGGCCGAGGGCGAGTTGGCCGCGAGAACGGTTGATCGTGTTCGGGACAAGGCGGCGACGCTGGCGCGGGATGCCGATCTCCGGGTCAGGCCACCAACGGGCCCCATGAATAGCCACGTACCTGAACGCACGATCGCCGGCGGGCTTCCGACAGGTCGCGACGAGCGTGTGCCGCCGCCGGGGGCGGTGCTGGTGCGGGTGTTCAAGGGTCGCGAGCACCGGGTCACGGTGCGAGCCAACGGCTTCGAGTACCAAGGTGATGTCTACCGATCTCTCAGTGCCGTCGCCCACGCCATCAGCGGGTCGCACTGGAATGGCTACCACTTCTTTGGGCTTGGGAAGCGTCACAACACACAACCGAGGGAGACCGACGCATGAAGAAGCCCGCCGAGCCCGTCACACCTATCCGGTGCGCGATCTACACCCGCAAGAGCACCGAGGAGGGGCTCGAGCAGGAGTTCAACTCCCTCGACGCGCAGCGCGAAGCGGGCGAGGCGTTCATTGCGAGCCAGAAGGCGGCGGGCTGGGTGTACAGCGACACGCGGTACGACGATGGCGGGTTCAGCGGGGGGAATGCGGATCGGCCGGCGCTGCAGCAGCTCATGGCCGACATCGAGGCCGGGCTGGTCGACTGCGTGGTGGTCTACAAGGTCGACCGTCTCAGCCGATCGCTGCTCGACTTCGCGCGGATGATGGAGACGTTCGAGCGGCACGGGGTGTCGTTCGTGAGCGTGACGCAGCAGTTCAACACGGCCCATTCGATGGGACGGCTCACGCTCAACATTCTGCTCTCGTTCGCGCAGTTCGAGCGGGAGATCATCAGCGAGCGGACCCGCGACAAGATCGCGGCGGCTCGGAAGAAGGGGAAGTGGGCCGGTGGGAAGCCGGTGCTTGGGTACGACCTCATGCCGGGGCCTGGCGGCTCGAAGCTGAAGGTCAACACGACCGAGGCGGACCGCGTCCGCGACATCTTCAACCTATACCTCGCGGAGCGTTCGCTGCTGCGGGCTTCGGAGATCCTCAACGATCGCGGTTGGACCACCAAGCGCTGGGTCTCGAAAAACGGTGAGCCGCAGGGCGGGCGGCGGTTCGACAAGGCGGTGCTGCACAAACTGCTTACCAACCCGGTCTATGTCGGCAAGGTCCGCCACCACGAGCATCTGTACGACGGCGAGCACGAGGCGATCGTCGATGAGGCGGTGTTCCGCGAGGTCGGCGAGTTGCTCGCGTCGAACAGCGCGAAGGGCGGGCGCTCGCCGTGCAACAAGCATGGGGCACTGCTCAAAGGCCTCGTCCGGTGCCGGGCGTGCGGCTGCGGCATGGGCCATCACTTCGCTAGTTCGAAGGCGAGCGGCGGCGGCCAGAAGCGGTACCGGTACTACGTCTGCGGTCGGGCGCAGAAGGAGGGCTGGTCGGTCTGCCCGGGGCCATCCTTGCCCGCGGACGAGTTGGAGTCGTTCGTGATCGGCGAGCTCCGGTCGCTCGGCCAGGACCAAGGCCTCGTCGCTGACGCGGTCACCGCGGCGCAGGAACGGCTCCGCGAGCGGGTGGCGGCGTTCCGGTCGGACCGCTCGGCGCTCACCGCAGAACTCGACTCGGCCAGAGATGAACTTCGTGCCATCGTCGCGGGCGGCCGCGACCGAAACGGCAGCGCCGCGGAGGCCGCCGAACTCCGCGAGCGCATCCGCGACCTCGACGCGCGGGGCCGCCGGCTCGATGGCCGGCTCGCCGCGATGCGCGATCGCGTGCTCGACGAAGACGAACTTGTCGGCGCGCTCGAATCGTTCGACCCGCTGTGGGAGCAACTCAACACCGACGAACGCGAGCGGCTGGTGCGGCTGCTTGTGAAGCGCGTCGAGTGGGAGGCGGAGACCGAAACGATCACGGTCGCGTTCAACGCCGACGCCGAAGCCGGGGCGACCGAGGAGTTGGGATGCCAGACCTGACCGTCTCACGCCGGGTGTCTTTCGGGACCGCGGCACGCGGGCGACGCACGATCAAGCCGGCGTCGACGCCGAAGCCCACCGCGCCCCCGCCGCTGCCGAGGATCACGCGGCTCATGGCACTGGCCATCAAGCTCGATGGCCTGATCGCCTCGGGCGCGATCACCGACCAAGCCGAACTCGCGCGGGCCGGCTGCATCACGCGGGCCCGGGCGACCCAGATCATGAGCCTGCTCTACCTCGCCCCGGACATCCAGGAGGCGATTCTCGACCTGCCGCCAGTGACGGAGGGGCGGGACCCGGTGACCGAGCGGGACATCCGCGGGATCGCGGCGGAGGTGGATTGGGGGCGGCAGAGGGCTCTTTGGGCACGGATCTGAGCCGATCAGATGAAATCGGACACAGAGTTGGGGATCAAGACAGAGCAGCCAGACCGATAACTTGGTTCTTCTGTGGAAAGCCTGTCGGCGACAGTGGTCTACGCGTCATGTTCCTTATGAACCGTGCACCATGCGTGGTAGACTTACACCTCGCAAACGCGACGCCTTGGGGGTCGCGGGGGTCCGGCGGAGACGGGCTCAACAGGAGTCATCGATGGCGAAGGCTGCGGCGTTCCAACGGTTCACGAATCCAGATTCTGTCGCCCACGTCGATCCTCCGCTCCTGCTCCGTCTCTTGGAACGCTACAGAGAAGCGCTGACACCCTTTGGCATCTTCGCCGATTCTGGCATCGATGAAGTCGCCTTCAACCGGATGCTTGCGCACCTCACGCCGGAAGTGCCGGACACACTCATCAACGAGTTCGGGGTGATTGCGGATGTCGGGTCGGCCGCGAACTACGAACGGCTGCACACGACGGCCATCGAACTCGACTTGGAGATCCCGGAGAGCCCTTCGGCCGCGGATCTGGTTGTCGTACTTTTGCTCGATGGGCCGGAGGCGTTGGAACGAATCTACGCGGAGCAGATCCCGCTGGCCCGCAGGAAGTTCCGCAGCTACCTCGCGCTAACCGATGATCCGTTGCCCGTGAAGGTTGTCCCCGACCATGTCTCGGAGATGCTGCGCGTGTCGCTTGAGGAACACTTCGAGGCTCTCGGGCGTGGCCGTGGCGTGCGGGTGTATCCGGTCTCAGGCGAGGATAGCTTCCGGCTGATGATCCGACGAGGCGAGGCCATTCAGCGCGAAGCAACCATTGATCCTGTCTCCGGCGACACGAAGCACATCGCGTTCCGGCCGCAACGCTTCGACGCCATCATCTACAAAGCCCGTGAGGGAGAACTGCAGGTCAATGCCAAACGCGACGCCGACGTTAATCCGTATCTCGAAGCAATCGGCCACTACATCTTCAACGACCCGACGCTGTTCATGGGAGAGGGCCTTCCGGCCCGGTACACGCTCAGCCCGATCGTAGAGAACGGCGAGACGTGCCTGACCGTTGGCGATGTCCCAGAGTTGAGCGGGGCCTGGCTGACCTCGGTCGAGTGGTTCCACGGCAAGGCGAGCGGAATGTTCACGCGGAAACGTGCTCCCGATGTGTTCCGTGGCCTCGACGTGGACGGCGAGCGCATTCCGCGTCATGTGAAGCTCGTGACAGCGTCTTTCCGGCTCCGGTTCGTCGACGGCAGGGAATCGCCGGTTCGGATCGTTCTGCCTAACAACGCCGTCCTGGGGCGAGAAGCTGACGCAGAGGTCATCCTGCGGTGGCTGACACTCCGCGGTTTCATTCTTGGCCGGGAGGTCGCGACCAATGGGCTCACTCGCACCCTTCTGGCATCATCTTGAGCGCCAACCGCACGCTTCCGAAACGCGGTCGGAGTGGCAGCGGACACTCGGGGATGCGTTTCCAGCGGTCGTGCCACACCTGACATCAACGGGGCGATTTGCGTCGTTCGTTGCGTCTCCACGCCTGAACGCTCCGGACATGCGGGTGGTGCAGTACCAAGATGGCACGCTTGCCGCGGTGTGCGACGCAGGTGACACGCCCAACGTGCCGCTGACCGCGGACGATCTCGGACTGATGACGGTTTCGACACAATCACTTCGAACCGCGATATCCGCGGCGCTCGGCTTGCGCACGTCCACCGTTGCCGCTGTGCCCTTTCCCGGGGCGCTGCGCATCGGCACTTGGGAGCCGCAGCCCGAGACAGCATTTCCTGTGATCATGGTGGCACACGCGGATGACCGAGAGTTTGCCCTCTTGCTCCGCGAGTCGGTGCTCGCGGCTGGCAAACCGACGCTGGTTCTCACGCCAACAGATTTGTCATGGACGGACGAACTGCTCGATTGGTGCGAGAATCGCCATGCGATGCCGGGGTCACTTACCGCGCTGGTCGAGACCGTAGAGGATCATTCGTGGGCGGCGACGGATGCGTTTGACACGCTCTTGGACGGGTTCGCGCGGCGTGCAGGCTTCACACGTCAGGCCGGGACGCAGAACAAGCGGCCCCGCCGCAAGCGCGGCGACTTCCTTGCCAAGGTGGATGCGATCGGGCGGGAACTTGTTCTGGAAGCGGAGTCGCGCGTCAATCTTGTGAAGTTCGCGTACGCCGAAAAGCAGACACCCAGCCTGCCTCCGATCACGAAGGCAGAGATATGCAGCCGTGCGGATGCGCGGGACTACGACTTTTCCCGAGCCGCGGCCGATCCTTCTGGCGACAGTTTCAACAGAATTTTCGACCTGCTGCATGATCCTGACGGGCTGCTTCGGTGGTGGGCGAACCACCGCCGAGTCACTCCGGCTTGTAGTTAAGCCCGCTCTGCGCAACTGCAAGGCATCCCAGTTTCGTCTGTAAACCACCGCCTCACCGCCACCTGCGTGCGTGAGGCGGTTTTCTTGCGCGAACTTGTGCAACTCCGGCCGGCTGTTGGCCGCGGCGCGATGGGCGTCGCGGCGAGCACCCCGTAGCCGGAGCACGCACGTGACCGCGACAACGATCGACCGACCCACCCTTTCCGCCACGCCAATCAACCCCGCCGCCGAATGGATCGACCAATACGCCCTCGACCGGGTCGAGTATCAGGTGTTCCGCATCGGCCGCGACCTCAGGCTCAGCAGTCACGACGAGGACGAGGTCCGGCAAGAACTACTCATGGACCTCTGGGTTGCCGCCCCGAAGTACAACCCCGAGATCGCGAGCCGCCGCACGTTTGTGTCCGGCGTCGTCGCCCGCTCCGCCTTGCGGGTCCGGCGGCAGCTGAGCCGATCGCCCGGGCGCCGTACCTCAGACCCGGTCGTGCTCTCTGATCTCCAACGCCGGGAACGCGACCGCTTGACGCCCACGCGAGACCACACGGAGCAGAGCGACATCGCGATGGATGTGGCCTCGGCGATCGATGGGCTCGAGCGTAGCAAGCGTGACCTTGCGCACGAACTGACGCGAGGGACGGTCACTGAGGCCGCTCGGGAGCTCGGGTATGACCGGAGCACCGCGTACCGCGCCGTCGCGGCGATGCGCACTGAACTCGTGGATCTAAAGAGCCTCATGACGGCGTGAGCATGCGACGGTTTGGGAGGCCGGCGCTGATATAGAGGGCGTGACCTCCCGAACTCCACCGCACAACATCGATGCATCAATCCCGCTCGTCCGGCTCGGTCAAGGTGAGTACGCACGGGACTATCGGGCGGAAGCGCCTCGTCATACGGAGGGGGAAGCCTGGGTCGTTGATCCGGGCTTCCTTCTTCGTGAGCCGGCCTCGGCGTACCACGCGGGTCGCAAGGACCATCTTTCGTCGCACTCGCTCGCGGACTTTCGGCGGTGCCCGAAGCTGTACCGGCGGAAGCAACTTGGGCTGATCGCAGAGCGCGATTCGGCGGCGTACGCACTCGGGCGTGCAGCGCATGTGCTCATCCTCGAAGGACGCGACCGGTACGAGGCGGAATTCGCCGTCGGCGGCCCGATCAACCCGAAGACTGGTCAACCGTTCGGCACGCAGACGAAGGCGTTTGCGGAGTGGGCCGCGTCGGTCGGGAAGCCAGTGCTGAGTGATGCCGACGCGGCGCTGCTGGAGCAGATGCACGCCGGCGTGCGAGATCACCTGTTCGCGACCGAGCTGCTGCGATCGGGCGTCGCCGAGGGCGTCGTGCGAGCTGAGTACTGCGGCGTGCCGTGCCAGGCACGGATCGACTGGGTGAACCCCGTCGACGGCCGCGGCATCGTCGATCTCAAGACCTGCAACGACCTCGACGACTTCGAGCACGATCTCCACCGCTACGGCTATGTCCACCAGATGGCGTTCTACCGCGAGCTGGTAGTCGAGGCGTGCGGCGTCGAGCTCGAAGTGCATCTGGTCGCGATCGAGAAGCGCGAGCCGTACCGCTGCGGCGTGTGGCAGATCTCACGCCGTCTTCTTGATCGGGCCGCCGACGAGAACCTCGCCGCCATCGACGAGCTGATGCGCTGCCGCGAGCACGACATCTGGAAGACCCGTTTCGAGTCGCTGCGGCTGATCGAGATCGATTCACCCACCCAACCCAAGGAGCACGCATGAGCCTGATGAGTCACATCGAGCGCGGCCGGTCCGTCCGGCCGCGACGGATCATGGTCTACGGCACGCACGGCATCGGGAAATCGACGTTCGGCGCGATGGCGGAGCGGCCGGTCTTCATCCAGACCGAGGACGGGCTCGCGGACATCGACGCCGAGCGATTCCCGCTAGCGACCGACTTCAAGCAGATCATCGAGATCTTGGGCGCGCTCTACACCGAGGAGCACGGGTACCAGACGGTGGTCATCGACAGCCTGGACTGGCTCGAACGCCTCATCCACGCGAAGACCTGCCGTGACCGCGGGGTGAAGTCGATCGAGGACGTGGCGTATGCCAAGGGCTACATCTTCGCGCTCGACGCGTGGCGCGAGGTCCTCGCCGGGCTCGATGCGCTGCGGTCCGAGCGTGGGATGCAGGTGGTCCTGATCGCGCACGCCGCGGTTGAGAAGTTCGCCAACCCCGAGACCGAGACGTACGACCGCTACGCCCCGCGGCTCAACAAGCACGCGTCCGCGCTCGTGCAGGAATGGTGCGACGAAGTGCTGTTCGCGACCTACCGCGTGCTGACCAAGAGCACGGACGAGGGTTTCAACCGCAAGCGGATCCAGGGTGTCGGCAGCGGCGAGCGTGTGCTCAAGGCCACCGAACGCCCGGCGCACGTCGCCAAGAACCGCCTCGGCTTGCCGGACGAGCTGCCGCTGGACTTCCGCGCGTACGCGGCGTGCCGCGACGGCGAAACGGCGCAGCCCGTGGGCGATCGACCCAGCGACACCAACGAGCGGACCACCAACACCACAGACCAATCCACATCGCAACCCACAGAAGGAGCCTGAACATGCCCAGTCTGAACGGATTCAACGCCAGCGAAGTCGATCCCGCTGCCGACTTCGAGCCCATCGCGCCCGGGTCGTACACCGCGGTCATCACCGAGTCGGAGACCAAGCCCACGAAGGCGGGCACCGGGAGTTATCTCCAGCTCACGTTCCAGGTCGTGGACAGCGAGCACAAGGGGCGGCTGCTGTGGGCGCGTCTCAACCTCGACAACCGGAGCGAGACGGCGGTCAAGATTGCCCGCGGTGAACTCTCGGCGATCTGCCGGGCCGTGAACGTGCTGCAGCCCAAGGACTCGCTCGAGCTGCACAACATCCCGCTGGTGATCAAGGTCGGCGTGAAGCGCCGCGACGACACCGGCGACATGACCAACGAGATCAAGGGGTACACGCCCCGTGGCGGAGGATCGCCGTCGAACGGCGCTGCGCGAGCCCCGGTTTCCGCAGCGTCCGGTGGCAGCACGCCGCCGTGGAAGCGCTGAGCGATCACCTGGAGCGGAGGCCTTGCCACGGATGGTGGAATCGACCGTCCAACTCTCCCTGCCCTGGCCGCCGAGTGTCAACCGGTACTGGCGGTCGGTCCCGATGGGGCGCGGCCGGGGCGTTCGGGTGCTGATCAGCCGCGAGGGCCGGGCGTTCCGCAGGGACGCGGTCGCCCGGCTCGCGCGGTTCCGGCGGCGGGCTCCGCTGTGCGGGCGGCTCGATGTCCGCGTCGAGCTGTGCGCCCCGACACGGCGTGCCCTCGATATCGACAACCGGCTCAAGGCGCTGCTCGACGCGATGCAGCACGCCGGCGTCTACCGCGACGACGGGCAGATCGACCGGCTGCTCGTTGAGCGGGGCCCCGTGACGCGGGGCGGGCTGGTGCAGGTCGAGATCACCGAGATGACCCCATGAACGAGCCAACGACCATGACTGAAGCCAACGCAACGCAATGCCGGCACACCACGCCTGCGTTCGAACAACACGCGCAGCGGAGGGACGCCGACTTCATCGGCGGCCCCATCCGGTCGCGCCCGAGCAGGTCCGACCCCGCGTGGGCGACCGACGAACAAGCCGATGGCGTTTGGGCGAACGCCGTCCGCGCGTACGAGGAAGGCCCATGCAGCTGAGGGCCTACCAACGCGAAGCGGTGGACCGGGTGTACGCGCACCTCCGCGAGCGCGACGACAACCCCTGCGTGGTCATCCCCACCGGCGGCGGCAAGACCCCGGTGATCGCGACGATCTGCCGCGACGCGGTTGAGCGGTGGAACGGGCGCGTGCTGATTCTCGCGCACGTGAAGGAGCTGCTCGAGCAGGCGGTCGAGAAGATCCGGGCGATCGGGCCGGATCTACCGCTGGGCGTCTACTCGGCCGGACTCAAGCGGCGCGACACCGAGTACGCAGTCACGGTCGCGGGGATCCAGAGCGTTTGGAAGCGGGCGTGCGACCTGGCCAACGGGGGCGGGGCGTTCGATCTAATCCTGATCGACGAGGCGCACATGGTGCCCGCCGAGGATGACGGGATGTACCGGCGGTTCATCGCCGACATGCGGCGGATTAACCCGCACGTCCGGATCGTCGGGCTCACCGCGACGCCGTACCGGCTGAAGACCGGCGAGATCTGCGGGCCGGACCACATCCTCAACGAGGTCTGTTACGAAGTCGGCGTCCGCGATCTGATCGCGCAGGGCTATCTGTCTCCCTTGCGCACGAAGGCCGGCGCGACCAAGGCCGATACGGCGGGGCTGCATGTGCGCGCCGGCGAGTTCGTCGCCGGCGAGACCGAGGACCTGATGGACGAGGACGCCCTCGTCGACGGGGCGTGCGCCGAGATCTCCGAGGAGACACGCGACCGGGCGGCGACATTGATCTTCGCGACGGGCATCAAGCACGGGCGGCACATCCAGTCGGTTCTCCACGAGCGGCACGGGATTGAGTGCGGGTTCGTCTCTGGCGACACGCCCGCTGGTGAGCGGGCGGAGATCCTCAGCCGGTTCCGGTCTGGCGAGCTGCGCTACCTCGCGAACGTCAATGTGCTCACGACCGGCTTCGACGCACCGCACATCGACTGCGTGGCGCTCGTGCGGCCGACGATGAGCCCCGGGCTCTACTACCAGATGGTCGGACGCGGCTTCCGGCTGCACCCTGGCAAGGACGACTGCCTCGTCCTCGACTTCGGGGGCAACGTGCTCCGCCACGGCCCGGTCGACGCGGTGCGGGTGACGACCGACGACCGCGGCGAGGGCGGCGATGCTCCTGCGAAGGAATGCCCATCGTGCCGGGCGCTGATCGCGGCGGGGTACCAGGCGTGCCCCGAGTGCGGGCACGAGTTCCCGCCTCCGGATCGCTCGAAGCACGAGCCGAAGGCGTCCAACGAGGGCATCCTCACCGGGCAGGTCACGCGGACCGAGCACGAGGTGACGGCGACGACGTACCACGTCCACTGGAAGCGCCACGATCCGGGCGCGGCGCTGACGATGCGCGTCGAGTACGAGATCGGCATCGGGCTTGTCGTCCGCGAATGGGTCTGCTTTGACCATGAGGGGTACGCGCGAACCAAGGCCGAAGCGTGGTGGCGGAGCCGATCCGTCGAGCCCGTGCCCGAGAGCGTCGAGGAGGCCGTCGAACTGGCGCGGGCCGGGGCGCTTGCGCCGACGCTGGGGATCACGGTTGAGAAGAAAGCCGGCGACAAGTTCGACCGGGTCGTGCGGCACCGGCTCGGCGACAAGCCACCGCGGCTTGATGACCCCGACGCCTGCCCCGACTACGCGTCGGTGCGCGCCGGCGCGATCGACATCCCCGAAGACCAGATTCCCTTTTGA